CGTATATCGCTTGTCCGACTGGACCATAACCCGCAATTACAATTTTCTTGCTCATCTATTCCTCACCTAGAAAGTTCTCTATTTTGTTGCCGCCTACTTTATCTATATTGGTGCTTAATCTGTACAAATGCTTCAGCAAAAAGTAGTACGTGTCCCAGATTAACATGGGTAGAAAAAGCATTATAACTTTATGTTGTCGTTTCATGACACATCCTTTTCATAAATTTCAATATTCTCAGCAGGAACATTCAGAGCAATCAGATTACGTCTCATCTGTTCGGGATCTGATACGTTCCATACAATGTGTCTCTCACCTAAACTGTCGATATATTCGAGATTCATTACGTTCATTTTATGCTGCCTTCTTCAGTTCAAGGGGAGTATAGATGTAAGGAGTGTTGTAGTTTCCAACATTCATAGAGAGGTAGTGACTGACGTGGAAGTAATCAGTCATTGCATCAGATTCATCGAAGAAGTCTGGTCCTTTCATCGCATCTTTCAGTTCAGTCAGGAACGCAACAACAGTGGCATCATCATAGTTCTCTTTGATCCAGTGTTCGTTGACTTGAATGTAATCACGCGGTCCGTACTCACTGACAGGCAAAGAACCGAGGATGTCTAAAGCACCACTCTTGATGTTTACAACCAACACGCTGTGGTGACGAACGGCAATACTACCTTTCATGTTGTACTTCTTGAGGACTGCTTTGATAGCAGGAGCGAATTCTTTTTTCATTTCTTGACTTACATACGCCATAATCATATCTCTCAGTAATCGTTCGAATCAGGTGCTATTATATCAATGTTTGCTTGGTCTGTCAACACTATCCACATTTTTATTGTGAATAGTGATTATTCATGAAACTTATGACACTTCGGCATATGCTTCTTCTGCATCCAGAAAGATGCGGTAGGTGTGTTCAACACCCGCAGAATCTAAACTCTGTACATACTCAGCAATATTGCCAAAACAACCAAACTCAACAAAACGTCCAGTACTCATATCAACTAAAACACTCATAATATATCCTTTACAAATCAATCAAATCAGACACTATTATAACAAAAAAACGAACTGCTGTCAACAGTTCGCTTAGATTGTTTTGTTATAAGAACATAACTTCTTATGCTTCGGGTGGATAACCCTCGTACCAGTCAGTCACGGTGTCAACTCGAAAGGATCGCCATGCTTCTTTGTCTAATGACCAGACAGCGAAGTGATCGTTTTCTGATTTCTGTTCTAGTATCTCGGGTACATTATCTTGAGACAATGCTCGATTGAGGGTGCAAGGCATGATCCTTGTGCCGCCACCATTAATCTTCTCGAACTGAACTGTAACTACGCCTACTTGTGCCGCTAATAAAAATTCTTCTTTATTCATAAATCACCTTCCTTAACAAATATACCATCAACCATTTGACCCTTGCGGTCCTTAATATCATCGTATGCAACATCTAAACAATGTTCTAATGATAAACCATTACGCTCTGCAATGTTAATCAATACTACCATGATGTCACCAATATCATCTGCTACGTCTTTGTTCTTACACACGTTATCAGACAACTCACCTACTTCTTGAATTAACTTACAAACTTGATCCTTATCACTTGCGCCATCAATTAGATTGCGGTCGATATGCCATTGTTTCACTTGTTGTATTCTTTGTTCTATCATTTGTTACCTCATTATATACTTTAGTTTTTGCTTCGTCTTTTCGCTCATTTAAATCCCATACTGATCTTTGTCTTCTTTGTAAAGTTCTTATCTGAGCAACACTTCTCCGCACGTACTATTCTCCTTGATAGATTTTCTTTAAGTACAATTCAAACTCTTCTACTTTGCCAGTTCTATTTGGCCAATAAATGTAATCTTTTTCTGGGTTTTTCTTTAAGTTCTCTAACAATGGTAGAATGCCATTATACAACATATCTAACCTATTTGCAACCAAAATCTCACTTTCTTTTGCAACAGTTACAGTTTCAAGTTCATCCTCTGTAACTGCTGTGAATCCAAAATCGAAGATGTCACTCACTTCGCTAATTCCCTTTCAAGAAATGCTTTGCCTGCTTTCGCTGCCGCTTCATCCCATTCTTTTGGTGTTACGTCGTTCAATGATCTTTCTTTATTAGGGAATTCATTACCAACTGATTTTTCATGCGACCACTCTATATCTTCGAATGATAATTTACTTTCGATGGAATCTTCTCGTGGGAAGTCAAATGTTACGGTGTACTCGTCAAGATTTGTAGGACCAGACACAGCATAATCATAGTCATCTTCAGACATAGTTTCTTCTGAGTGAAGACGATCATGCTCATACAGTGCAAAAAATCCATAATGAATAATCTTCACAATATCTTTGCGGTGATCTGCGGGTTCACCCTTCTTACCATATCGACCATTGTACTTGTCAACATTACCAAGAAAGAACCCTATACCATGACCACGGTCAACGATTACTTCACTCGACTGTAATCCTCCCTGTCCATAATGACCATCATAAGTCTGGTCAATATACTTTGTGAACTCAGCAATCAGTTGGTCTTCTCTAAATTTATAGTTCGGCATTTTTGTTCACCTCAATTAACATGGTCTGTGCATCTGATACTTCAAAGGGATCTGTCGGACAATTATTACCGAATCCTCGCTCTTCGAACAGTTTCATGATTCTCATATCTTGAACTAGCATAGAGTATCTCCAAGAACGCTTACCGAATCCAAGATTAGTCTTGTCAACTAACATTCCTAGACTCTCTGCGAAGTCACCATTGCCATCAGGCAACATCTTAACATTCTTGATATCAAGATTCTTTGCCCACTGGAACATACTGAAAGCATCGTTCACCGAGGTGCACCAAACTTCATCAATACCCGCTTCCATGAACTCATTATAAAGTCCCTCATAACCCGGCAGTTGCTCATTAGAACAAGTGGGTGTGAACGCTCCTGGTAGACCAAAGATGACCACATTCTTTCCTGCAAATAAATCTTTGCTGGTCTTGTACGACCACACGAATGGGTTGTCATCGTTGCTGTCTACTCGCTCTCTCATATAAAACATTGTATCTGGGACTAACATAATATAATTCCTATTAATTAAGTTTCTTTTCATTTCCATCGTAATCAGTGACAAACACATTCAGGTCATCATCAACTTCAATACTCTTTACTTTTAATAATGTAAGCAGGGACTGCCATACGTCAGACATCCCCTCCTTTACTCCTACTGCTTTACCTACATAGAATGATATTCCCATGCAACCGATTGCTATTAATGTATGTAAAACTGGATCCATTTCTATTCTCCTAGAACATTTTGATTGCAGATAGATTCTTACCACTCGGTACATTTTTCATCATAACTTTATCATCAGTAAGTGTTTGCTGTGAAGGATCAATGTCATATAGACGCATTTTAGATCGATCAACACCAACGACGAATCGTTTCTCCACTTCCAGATCATTGTAGCGATTCTTCAACTGCTTTACCATGATTTGATTGAGACTTGCTAACTCTTCGTTACTGATCAACGCGAACATCAAATCGGCAGTTGCAGGTAGTCCGAACGATTCACTAGTATCCTCAAGACCGGGATCAGAGTTGCCAAATCCTGATCGTGTAGTCTGAGTCGCAGACATAACAGGAACATTGAACTCTACAGCAAGACCGCGTAACTCTTCGGCGATTGCTTTAATATATGTATAAGAGTTGATTGCTCCACCCATACTCTTCATTCTCGCACTCGCACATATGTTTAAGTAGTCAATGAATATTATATCAGGAACGAACTTCTTTTTCAACTTTAATTCGTTCAACAATGCACGAAAGTGACCGCTGTGTGCCGCACCAGTCGGATACTCTTTAATGATTAACTTACCATTAGTACCTGAAGCAACTTTCTTGACCCTATCACTAAACATAGTCTTCGACAAATTCTCTAACTGGTCAATAGGAACATTCAGTAAGTTAGCATCAATACGTTCTGCGATACGCTCTTCTGCCATCTCCATAGTAATGTATAGAGCATTACGTCCTTGTGATAAAGCATTTGCTGCCACGTGACACATGAACAGAGACTTACCAACACCAGTACCAGCAAGACAGATATTCAAAGTCTTATTGGGTAATCCACCCTTAGTGATAGTATTGAACTGTGACAAGTCAAACGGCAGGCGTTCTTCTTGCTCATGGTAAAAGTTATAACGACCCTCAACATCTTCGAGATAATCATGACCTACATTGTTATCAAAACATACTGACAGTGCTTGCGTAAGAATATCAGGCAGAGCATCTTTAGTATACGTCTGGTGTTTACCATCGATGACCGCAATCGATTCCATGATAGCAAGATATACAGCACGATCTTGGCACCACTTCTCAGTAGTATCTAACAACCAATCTTCGTTCTCAGGTGAGTGAGTGAAGATGGTTGGCAGAATATCCATTGCGTGGGTGTAAGTTTGTTCAGTGAATGAATCACACTGGTCAATCTCGATCTTGAATGATTCAATAGTAGGTAACGCATTGAATCTTGCGACGAACTTCGTGACTTCAGTGAACAATAAAGAGTAAACACCTTCGAAGTACTCCTTCTTCAGATGAGGAATAACTTTACGTAAGTAAGGTTCATTCGTCAACAAGTTTCTTAATATAGTTTGTTCTAAGTCAATCTTCAATTCTATTCCTCAGAGTCAGGGTTTCCCAACTGTAGTTGTCCTTCTTGTGCTGCCTTCTCTAGGATACTCTCTAGTACAGCACCAGCATAATCCTGCATCTCAACGTCATCTTCATTAATGCCGCTTGGAGTTGATTGTATCACAAAACTGAAGTTTAAGCAACCATCTTCTGCATTAAATTTGATATTCCCATATCTCATTACAGTTTCAACGAATGGACCAGACATGAGACGTACATCCCACGCCTGGTCATTCTCAGTGCCGTCAGCAGGGACCAACTCGTAGTCAGTCCCCTCTATCATAGCAGTCATTACCCTTCCTCGATCAGTGCATCTAAGTCAATAGTGGATCGCTTACCAATACAGTAAGTCGATTCAACCAAGTCTTTGAAACCCTGTTGACTGAGAATGTCTTCCCAGAACTCTTCGGTAAGAGTATCTTTCTGACGGACTTTATTCTCACTGCCCGCTTTCTGATACCAACCATTAGATGGTTTAGTAACATAACCACCGCCAAGTGCAATGTCAAGTAGACCAGAATACTGCTCGATACCACCTTCCCACGTCACCGTGATTGGAATCTTAGACTGCTCTTTAACATATCGAGACTTCTCTACTTTAACGATGAAGTCATAACCCATCACTTCTGTACCCGTCTTGTTCTGGCGACGACCAATGATCCAGATGTTATCAGCACTATAATAGATGCCCGTACCACCGCCAACGATGTCTTTAGGGAACAGACCAATCTCTTTATAAGTGTGATTGATAGCAAGCAATGGAATGTTACGCATAGTCAAGTAAGGAGTGGTCATACGGAACAGACCCTTCAATGCTTTTGCACGAGACATATCAGCAACAGATTTTTCATTGATAGCATCTTCAAGTTCTTTCTTAGATGCAAGATTACCAATAGAATCAATAACAATAATTACTTTATCATTCTTCTCGATTGTCTCAAGTTGACCAATCAAATCAAACTTGAGTTCTTCGACATTACGAATAGGTGTATGGAGTACACGATCCACATCGATGCCGAATGCAGTGAAGTACGACTGCGGCGAACCAAACTCAGAATCATAGAACAACATGATTGCTTCTGGATCTGCTTTTAGATATGCCGAAGCAATCTTCAATGCAAAGGATGTCTTGAAGTGCTTCGATGGTCCAGCAAGAACAGTCATGCCAGACACCAAACCACCATCAAGTTTACCTGATAGTGCCACATTTAACATGGGCACATCAATAGGAGTTACTTCTTTATCACCGAAGAACTCGGACTTGGACAACACATTGGTGCCCTTAATCTTAGAGTTCTTTTTCAATTTATCCATTACAGACATATATTAATCCTTCAGATTTTTGTAGTTAATACATTCATCCAATAAGGGCAACTTATCAGTCGTGCTGGCGAACATACGAACATCGTTCTCAAACTCTCCACCAAATGATCGTGCTTGCTTGTAACTAATACCAGAATCAGTACGACCACGAATGAACGTCGGAATCATTACATCACGATTAGTAAGATCAGGTGATTTCTCAATCATACGGCGAACGATAGATGGATTAGCACCACCGGTGTCCATAATTGCATCATGCAACTGATTAAAGTATGTTTGCTTCACTGCTTTGAATCCAGACACTGCTAACTTAGCATACGCAACTTCAAAGATAGAACCAGTAATAAACTGTTGTGCAGAGAATACACTTGTGTGTTGCATAATCTTCATATGCTCTGGAATAACTGCTGGATCACCACCGAAATACTCTACTGCTGGAGATAGAATGTTACCAATGTCAGTATCATCACCAAAGACAGGATTATACGTGACTTTCTTCATCATAACTTCATAAGTAAGTGCTTTAATCAGACGCTCAATAGTTTCAATATTGATGCTAGTCTTGATACATACACCACTACCACAACCTCTAATCAACTTGTTAACCATATTGATAAGTTCGGCATCATCCACAGAATCGTTCTTCAATAGAGGAACGGGGGTGCAGATGAACGTGATGCCTGGTTTCCAATCAACCAAATCATCGATACCTTCTAAACCAGAAATAATCATAGTATCGACTGTCTTACCGTCGAATGCTAATTGCATTGCTTGAGCGACTGTATTATCACCGATAACACCGATACGAATCTTCTGATCACCACCACCAGATTGCTTCGATGCCGCCTGATCATCTAACTGTTGTTTTACTTCTTCACCTCGACCTGCCGCAATCATATCTGCCTGTTCTTGTGTTAAGGATTCTGAATGCATCGTTGGTCCGGATCCCGTTCCTTCTACCAACTCACCTTCACTAATATCTCTAATATCACTCATACATTTTTACCTTTCATTAAATTAATTATTTCTATACGCATATTCAACTGCTCGATCCGCTTCAACTTCTAGCGGTCTACTAGTATACCATTTTCCATTGTCATTGTCAAGTTGTCTGCATAAATCCGCAACTTGCTTGGCAGTGATAGGATAACCTCGCTTGATTGCCGTACCTGCTGTAGCAACCATTATTTGATACATCTTGTGATACCACCCACCCTCTGCAATCGAACCATATTCTATAGCAAGACGCTTTGGAAAGAATGGACAGTCGCGATAATCTGTCCATGAGATGTTTGTTGCAGTCATCGAATTTTTACGATGCTGTATTACTGCTTGTTGCATTTCTTCGGGCAATCTGTCCAGAAAAGAATTGCCGGTCTTTGTAACGTATGGATGTTTACTTATAAGAGCAGTTGGATCAATGCCGCTACCACCAGAATGCTTGAAGAAAAAATTATAAGCGCCTGGGTACACCGCAGGAATGTAATACATCCTTGCAAGATCCTTAGTCTGAGGGTCACCGATTTCTCCAATATCGGTATTGAGGGCGTACCAAAACGACTTGATTTTATCATTTGGGATAGTCTCTGCAACTCTGAAGACAAGACGGAACTTATAATAGTCGTCGCGAGAACTAGCAGTAGAATAGCACACGAAGTCCAGATCGCTAAATCGAGCGATAATATCATTCTTCAGAAGGTCCAAGTCAGGAAGGAAAGTATGCTTATCAACATCAACTGCACACCAACCTCCCCAATGCAAAGTATTGACGTTGCTACGTGTTGTGCCGTCTGCGAAAATGGCAGGACTGATAAGAGCGGATGAGTTTTTTCCACCTTTTTCTCCATATTTAGTTGAGAGTGCTTCAAGTAATCCAACAAACTCATCCCAAGTATCAAAAGATGCCTTGCGGTGAGTCTTATTGTCGAATGCGGATTGGAATATAGTCAGTTCGTATTTCATAAGATGTATTATAACACAGTTAATTTCAGAATGCAACCATTATTTTTTAAGTGATAATAGTCCCATTTGATTGGTTTGAGTCTTACCCTTGAAGGTTTGATCGTAGTCGAACTCTTTTACTAGTTCATACTTGCCCTGCTTGAGTACAGCAGACTTTACTGGCGCTTGATCCCAGTTGTCTATCAGTAGATTAGGTATCGCCAACTCGTAGATAACTTCCATGTCATAGAGTGCTGCCGCTTCTGCATGATTGCCATCAACCAGTGCAAAGTCAAATACATATGAATTTATCAGTATCTCTTTAACATCTTTCGTTCTGCCTGGTACCCAAGTGAAGCGATTGATATACTTATCACGTAGAGTGACTGCCATATCTCGTCTAATCTGAGGATCGATTCGATCCCCTGGTTTACCAATCACTTCATTGTCAGGAGATACCCCAACAATTCTAGCATCAGTGTATGTCTCTAATTGGTAAGTGGTTGAATGACCAATATGAAATCCAATCTCCAATACAGACTTTGGTTTATAGTGTTCTTGCACAAACTCAAACGCATCGTACACTTGCTGTGTAGGAGGCATATAACCCCAACCTTTGTCGGGGAATGAGAGATGATCTAATTTCATTAAAAGAATTCCTCTAGTGATGCTCTTGGTACAGAACTCCATCCGACTGCTGCCAGAATGGGTTCAAGTGGTAAAAGAAAGGTCTTCTCATACTGTAAATTGTAATCGATCTGTGCATGGAGTCCAAGTTCTTTGGGTAAAGTAGTCGGGAATGAAATGACATTCTCTTTAATACGATTAGGTTGCTTCAGGTAGATAAACTTAATCTTCTCACCATCTTTAACAGTTTCGTATTTGTCAGTCATTCCTGCTTTCTTAATGTAGTGATTATATAGAAGGGCGCCACGAACATGAATTGGAGTGCCCTTACCATAAATATTCTTTCGATCCTTATACTTAGTAAGATCCGAGATACCTCTGGGGAACGCAACATCTTCGGGATCGAGAGAACTAAACTCGCTTCTGAAGTCTGCAATAAACTTCTGGGTATCTTCTTCTGTACCTTCGATGATAACCTTAAAGACTTCTTTGAACTTCTTACGACAGACCATAGGAGTCGATGACTTGATTGCTTCGATACCCATCATCTTGAGTTTAGGTTCTGCGTACTGGACGCCCTCGTTGTTATGTACATTTAGGATGTAACGCTTCTTCGCCAACCAGATACCACGATCAGCAATAACTTCTCGCTCCATCACCATGCGATTGATGTATGCATCAGTATCTTCTGCTAGTTTAGTATATGCGGCAGCAATGATTTTCTCAAAATGCTCTGAGCATATCTTATCAAGAAACTTAACAGGATCAGCAGGCGCGAACTTCGTTACCAAAGGTTCCATGTTGATATACAAGGAGTCAGTATCCATAGCAATAACATAATCTTTCTTATCTTTGAGGAGATTGTTCATCTCATCATTGACTGCTACCTCTGCTACCTTGATAGCACGTTGACCCGACATAGTAATACCCTCGGCGATACGCTGGTCGAAGTAACGGAAGTACTTATTAGCAAGCGCGCCGTAGAGACTGTTCATCAAAATCTTAATCGCCATCTGCTGATTATCCAGCGTTGCAATCTCATTCACGAGTTCATGAGTGGGTTCAATCTCATACTTCTGCTGTGCCGCAAGCATGTTCTTCTTGATAGTAACACGATTATCATAGAACTTTCGAATCACGTTAGGAATAATACCCTCTTTATCTTTGCGGAACGAAGCACCGTTAGCGGCAATAGCAGTAGGAATATCTTCGTCATAGCACATAGTCTCGGGTGACATATTGTACTGTACAATGATGTTAGGATACAGAGATGCCAAATCGAATGATGTTACCCAGTTATGTGATCCTACTTGTGGTTCTTTCACGTAACCACCAACAATACGACTGACATCGTGATCGAGAGGAGGTTTAGGTGGAATAATAACATTCTTCTTAATCAACTGATTGTAGATGATAGAATCCCAGATAGAAGTTGTGCCGAATGTATCTGCATAGTTTACTTTAGACTGGTATGCCATAGTAAGAGCAAGAGCAATCAGACCCATCTTCTCTTCGAATCGAACGATCAACTCAACATCTCTAATGTTATAGTCGATGTACTTCTGGTGATCTTCTTCGTATAGTGTGTGAAGATTACCATGTTCTTCGTATGATAGTTTTGCTTCACCGAGTATCGTCTGAGCAATATGATCCAGTTTGTAGGACTCTTGCTCACCGTATGTCAGTTTACCAAACTTCTTAAACAATTCAAGGTAGTCGAGTTGCGCAATGCCCATAATATCGTAAGTCTGGTCAACACCGTAAGCAGTTTTAGTTTCTCTCGCTTGAACTAACTTCCATGGAGAGAATGCTTTAATAGCATCATCATTGATTATATTACGAGTGCGGTTGACTAGGTATGGAATATCAAACCCCTTTGAGTTCCAACCAGTAACGATGTCAGGGCAGTTAGCACCCCACCAGTCCAAGAAAGCACGAATCAACGCCTTCTCGTCGATCATCTTAAAGTACGTCACTTCTAAGTCATTCAGAGTTGGATCATAATCTTTAAGACCCCATACTGTGTAACCATCGCTTTGATTGTTCTTGACACCAATAGCGGTAATAGGATGTGCCGCCTCTTGAGGTTTAGGGAAACCCTGATCAGACTTCACCTCAATATCGATTGAGCATATGTTAATTTGACTGAGATCCCACTTGATGTCCTCTTGAGGGAATGCATCACTAATGAATTGGGTTACGAAGTTAGACTGACCGTGAACATCGAAGTTCTTCACGCCGTCATATTGTTTGGTGAATTCAGTCGCTTCTTTCATGGAATCGAACTGCATAGGTTCGACAGGAACACCGTATAGAGTTTTGTATTTACCAGTTGCTTTAGTCGATGTGACAAAAAGAGTTGGTTTATAAGGTACACGAAGTTCGACGCGCTCTCCGTTGTCATAACCGCGATAGAGTAATTTATTGCCGTATCGCGAGACGTTAGTGTAAAATTTCATAGATTCTCCATAGTATAAGACACCATTATAACACACATGGTGAGGTCAGTCAAGCGATTTATAGTGTCACGAAGTGAAAGTTTGGGTGTGTCTTTGAATTGTAGTATCGTTCTTTTCCTTGGAATCTAGTTCTATCTGTTACTGTGCAACCTTGATTCTCATCTATTAACTGAGTAACAGGACTATCAAGTATCACACTTGGTTTGGTGTGAGCATGAGAAACATTAACCGAAACACCAGTCTTGTTGTCCATGCCTTTCTTCGGCCAATATACATTGTATCGATTATTGTTGTTCGCTTTACAGTATAAGTCAGTGACAGTATGGAGTATACTCATAGGTCCTCGACAGTTATGCTTCTCGTCATTAAGGACATAATCACAAAACATCTCTGCAATCTCTGGTCTAACTGTGTAACACTCAAGCGCAATACCAATATTACATGTTGGCATCTCTGTGTATTTTATCATAATACGTCTGAACATGTCAACCTGTTCTGGGATTAAATATGCATCATGCTCCATAATCCATACACGTTTGCCAATCGCGATTCTCCGCATGAGTCTGAATGTAGAGTGTATGTGTGCTATTTCTTGTGGTGATCTGTCTTTATGTTTTGATAACGTAAGATGTGGGAATAATGTATCTGGTGTTATACATTGTATTACGTTTATGTTGAGTACGTCAGATACGCATTCAAAAGATTTGAGGGATAATTCGTTGTACTTTACTGCGAGTGGATTGTTTAGATCAACTCCCATATATGCTTCAATCATTAGTTCATCCTAAAAGTTGGGAGGCATCTCACCTCCCGAGTTTTCTTGACTGTTAAATCAGTGCTGTGATTGATACGAACAATGCGATAGTACACATTGAACCTATTAACCAAGAACCGACCCTGTCTACTTTAGACGTTGCCATTTCTTTTTTTCTCCACGAAAATTAATTGATTTTAATTTTACGTGGACGCTTCTCTGCGGGCAATTCGACCTTTAGATTAACTACAAGGATACCTTTGTCCAGAGTCGCTCCTACTACTTCAACATACTCGGAAAGTCGAAAAGTTCGTTGAAACTTTTTAGTGGAAATACCTTTGTGTAGGTATTCAACAGGCGCATCCACACTTTGTTGATTGCCTGCTATGTTCAAAGTTCGCTCGTCCTGTTCAATGATAAGATCGTCCATCTCAAAACCCGCGACTGCTACCTCTATCACATAATCAAACTCGTTGATTTTTACTACGTTATGTGGAGGGTAAGTGTCTTTGGCATTTCTCGTGACAAAATCTAATTCAGCGAAGAGGTGGTCAAAACCCACAAATGATGCTCGTGGATATAGACTGGGTACTTTGATACTCGTTGTGTTCGTCATAGTGCTTCTCCTTAATTAAAAGCAAGATAAAAATGTAGACCGGACCATCCGCATCTACGCGCTTATTTATACTAACAGTAACCCTGTTTCGTATAAAACTTGTACAGGTCAACATAGTATTGAAACTGTATTGGACTGTGATCAGGATTAGGAAGTTCCCCGAAGAGTTCTTCCATCCTGTGTATATGTTCTTCTACTGTCACTTGTTACCTATATTATACTTGGGACATAACTCCCACTCACTCTTTTCTTTGTGAGAAATAATCTTAATCTGTCTTAGCGGTGCGCATTCAGCAACCATCTCTTTATCAACGATGCTTACTAAACCCCAATCTGCTAACAACTGAGCAATACTATTTCTTCGTAGTAGATCCATCTCTTCTAAATTAGACTTCTTTCCGTCTAGTAGAAATAGTTCTTTAAAGTGTACAATGAAGTATCTGCCTTGCTTGTGTAGAATGTGACAAGACTGAAACAGTTTATTTTCTTTACGTGAGGCAACACCCATTCGTGTCAGAGTCTCGCGTACTTTTAAGAAGTCATCGGGTTCTTGAAGAATAACTTCTAACATATCGGACGATGTCCATAATTTAATTCCTTCCACCTTTATAGATCCTTTTCTTAATACTTATTATTTGGTCGGGTGTGAGGAGTTTAAGAGCAGACTTTGCTTTCTCGTTGCTATAACCATAATACTCTTTAACTGCATCCACGTCATCAGATTTGGTCGCTTTATCCCATTTAGAGAACCGCTTCCTCTTTCTAACTATATTTAGCAGAAAATGAAATTGCAGTTTCTTGTCTAAACTATGATGTTGATTCATAGCATTAGCGACTGCAACAGTGTCTGGAAAGTAAGAAAGGGATCTATTTACCATATATGGAGCATAACCCTTCTCAGTCAGGTCATCTACCATCAGGTCTTTCTTAGTTAGATTAATCGCCATCACATAATCAAAAGGGTTCATTGTAGAATACGCCTCTTAGCAACTGCTGTATTCTGAAAATGTCCATAGCGATATCGTGTGCAGGGTTGTGAGCAATGAAGTCGCCTTCATTAACACCCTTAGGTATGAATGAGTTGTTGATATTAATACCATGACCAATTGCAATACCTTCAATCATAGTACGAGTATCACGAACATCCCAGAATCTGTAGGGTTCTGATACGCCTAGCATATTGCATATAGATGTAGTGAGAACAGGATCAAAAGTGTTGCCTCGCGTATAAACTGTTTGACCAGGTGTCATTGTTAAACGAAGAAACGTAGGCAGTTCTGTGATTGATACATCTGTTGACAGAGGTTTGAGTTGCGACATTGCCGCTTCTCCTTGCTTCTGCCACCACGCGAGTGTATTCTTATCTACAATACGTCCATACTTCTCGACCTGCTCTTTGACATCAAACTTCATTATCTTAGCAAGACCAACTAAGTCCATATAAGAGTATGGAGTATCAGAAAGAAA